GTTCGTAGATATAACAACCTCACAGACAAGTAAAAATACAGACAAAATGACAGCTAGAATGGAATTGCTACAAGGAACAACTAGCGTACAAGGTACACACAGAACAGAAGAAATGCAAGTAGCAAGATTATTAACTTCAGTTATCGGAATGATGGCTGAGAGTGGAGAGTTTGCTGAAGTAGTAAAGAAAAAGATATTTCAAGCAGACACACAGTTTACAGAAGATGAAATATTCCATATGAAAAGAGAACTAGGAGATGTTCTTTGGTATTGGGTACAAGGCTGCACAGCATTAGGCTTTACTCCTCACGAAGTAATGGAAGAAAACATCAAAAAACTAGAGCAAAGATACCCGAATGGTTTCGAGGTAGTTCGTTCAGAAGTAAGAGCAAAAGGAGATATATAATGGCAAATCATGTATATTTTAATATAAGTATAGAAGGATTAACTGATGAAGAATTTAACTCATCAGTTAAAATAATAAAGGGTACTAGAAATGACTATGATGGCAACCCTTATGATTATGAAGATTATGCTGAAATAGAAAATCAACCTTTTATGGATAATGTAGATAAGTCATTTGACACTGAGGGGTATTTAAATAATTCATATGATTGGTATTGTAGAGAAGTTGGTGCTAAATGGTGCAACATTGAAGAAATGCAAGACAGCTATATCAGTGGATACTCAGCATGGGGACAGCCAATAAACTTAGTACTAAATATATTACAATATTTTGCTAATAAGTATGATGATAGTATAACTGCTACCATGACATATGAAGATGAGTTTAGAAACTTCATGGGTAAACAGTATTTTGATACAGAAAAATATGATGATTGGAACGCTTTAGAAGGAGAGTATCATGAAACTGATGGAGACGAACTAATAGAGTTATTCAATGAAATGTACCCTAGTATTGATACGACAGTTGAAGACTTTGACTGGCATGCTGAGTATGAAGTCAAAGGAGAGGTTATATACCCTAGCGAAATGTTAGACCAACTTGCTGATGAGTTTTGGGAAAGTGTATAAATGGCATTATTTAGTAAAAAAACTAAGTACAAAAGTATAGATACTAAGTATAAGTTTAACGAAGATAAAATATTAACCAAGTTGCAGGTCTATATAGACAATACTTATGACCAGCACTATAGCACAGATAAAATTCAAGCTACTGAGTTTATTATAGACTCAGGACATGGAGAAGGATTTTGCATAGGAAATATTATAAAGTATGCAAAACGCTACGGAAAGAAAGCAGGTAGAAATGAATTAGACTTGCTAAAAATTATTCACTATTCAATTATACTATTAGGAAGCGATGAGAACAATTAGAAAGAAAGGACACGAAAAGTTAGATGATGCTAATTTACAAAGAGTATTAGATTATCTGAATGCAGACCAACCAATAACAAAAAAAGAAGCATGTGCCATGCTTAACATCACCTATAATACCACTCGGTTGAGTAGTATTATGACAGATTTTGAAGACACACTAGCTTTCCGAGCAAAGAGAAAAGCACAGAATAGAGGTAGAAAGGCAACTGACTATGAAATCAAACAATCAATAGAAATGTATTTGGACGAGCAACCCGTGTCTAGCATAGCGCAAGCTTTATATCGTTCTACTACATTCGTAAAGAATTTGTTAGATAGAGTCGGAGTGCCACAAAAGAGACCTAGTACCGAACGCGGAATGCGTGCTAGTATAGGATATTTGCCAGAGGAGTGTGTGTCGGAGAGTTTTGAGCCAGGTGAAAAAGTATGGTGTGCTAGACACGACCTTCCTGCTAGAATAATTAGTGGGAAATATGATAAAAGACATGATTGTAATATTTACCATGTCTATGTAATAGAATTAACAAATTTTGATAGCCCATACTTTGGGCATATAAAAGAAGGGGGTTACCATGCCCACTTTGCCTCTTATGACTTAGGTAGTTTAAGACACTTAAATAAGTACGATATAAATATCTAAACAGCATAAGGAGTGCCGATATGGAATTATGGACAATAGTGCTTGCTATATGGATTACTACATGGATAATGATTTTTGGGCGAACATACCCTTTAGTTAAGTACATGATAAGTGAAACAATAGGAGGCGAATTAATAGTGAGATTTAAGTATTCTCACATGATTATATATGCAATAACACTTTTTATTATAACTCCTTTATGCTGGAAAATAGCTTTTATAGAGGAACATAAAAGAAAGTGGTGTGTTGCATATGTAAGAGAAGTTTGCAGGAGCAAAACATGAATGATAGATTAAGGGACGCATTAATTTTAAAATACAAAGGAGAAATAGCAGCTGCTGAAGTAAACATCAGAGTCTATTTAAATAATCCTGTAGGAATAGGAGAACATGCCGACATCGTAGGAGCAATTGACGAGCAGATTGAAATAGCTGCAAACGCTCAAGAGAAAATGAGCTATATTAAAACCTTAAGTTATACTTAGTAAAAAATAGTTCTTGACATCGCACTCATTTTTCTGTATAATATATATTAATGAGTGATAGATATTATAACCAAATGAGAGATGCGACAGGCTGGTGCCACGGCATGCCTGAGGCTCTCAGAAACAAACGGAGAAGAAGAATGGCTTGGACAGACGAATCAAAGCAAGAAGCAGTAGAAATGTATAATGAGGCGGAACCTACCCCTGAGACTAGCATGGAAATTGTGAAAGATATCGCTGAACACCTAGGCGAAAGCCCTAATGGTGTCAGAATGATACTTACTAAAGCTGGAGTTTATGTCAAGAAAGCACCTGCTACCGGAGCTGCTAAATCTAGCGGATCAACTGGTGGTGGTAGAGTATCAAAAGCTGACGCAGCTGCAGCACTAACAAGTGCTTTAACTGACGCAGGACAAGAAGTCGATGCAGATATTATCGACAAATTGACTGGTAAAGCTTCAGTATACTTTACAGGTGTTCTCAACAACATCAACAATGGCTAAATAATACTACCCCATTACTAAAGAGAAAGAGTTTTCTTAATAGTAATGGAGTATTATAGTGAGAAAAGATGAGTTCATAAGAACTGTATCTGATTGCGGAGACGCAATCATAACCTATAGGTCTACAAACAGTAGAAAACTTAAGTATAATGTTTGTACCCTAGACTTCGATAACAAGTATATCCAAAGCAAGAAGAATCGTGCTAAGGAAACCACCGATTCAGTATTACTGTTTTGTTGGGATACTGATAGTTATCGCCTATTACAACCTAAGAATGTTACCAGTATACAACCTTTGAGTTCTATACTAAGGAACAAACGATGAAGTTGCATGAAGCCCCTGAGATGTACGAAAAAGTAATCTCTGAAAATGAGGAGGGGACGGAACAAGTCAAATTAACTATAAATACTTTTTATGATGTAGAGTATCTGCATTTAAGAAAGTATTACCTCGACTTTGATGGGGACTTCAAACCATCAAAGGACGGAGTAGCGATGAAACTAGACTTTAACAATTCAAAGAATTTGTTTGAGGGACTAGTAGAAATATTATCACTGGCAGAAAGTAAAACTATCTTAGAGACACACTTCAAAGATATTTTAGACGAAATTTACCTTTCGTAAATTTAGTTCTTGACTTTGCCTGTGATTTTTGATATAATATATAAATGGAAAATATAAAAGCAATACTACAGCAAGCGTCCGAAGATTACTATAATGGTAAACCTACGATGTCAGATAAACAGTTTGATAAGCTAGCTGTATATGCACAGTATGATGAAGTCGGTTTCTCTAGTAGAGACAATAGAGTTCCTCATGCGTTTCAGATGTATTCATTACAGAAGATATTTTCCAATGAGCTTGATAAGCAGCCTTTCGGTGAATACAAAGGAGAGATAGTTGTTTCTCCCAAGTTAGATGGAGCTGCTGTATCATTGCTTTATGTTGAGGGACAACTACACAAAGCCCTTACTCGTGGAGATGGAAAGCGTGGTCTGGATATTACAGACAATGTTAAATCTTTAGTACCTAATTCATTAGGCGAGTTTAAAGGTCATCTAATTCAGATTACTGGTGAAGTAGTTGCTCCCAAAACTATCAAGAACGCTCGGAACTATGCTGCGGGTGCTCTCAACCTTAAAGATGTAGAAGAATTTAACAGCAGAGATTTGCGCTTCATAGCATATGGAGTACAAGATTCATGGAATGAGTGCTGGAGTATTGATATGTCTTATTTAGAATCGTTTGGATTTGATACAGTTCTGTCTAATGACTGGACTGCATATCCCGATGATGGACTTGTTTTTCGTATAGATGACTATAAGGACTTTGATGCCTTAGGATATACCTCTAAGCACCCCCGAGGTGCATATGCGCTCAAGCAGCGTAATGAAGGAGTTATAACTAAATTAGTTAATGTTGTATGGAATGTTGGCAAGTCAGGGGTTGTAGCTCCTGTAGCTATTCTTGAACCTATAGAGATAGACGGCGCTACAGTTAGTAGGGCAACTCTGCATAATATGAAGTATATAAACGATCTTAATTTAGAAATAGGTTGTCTAGTAGAAGTCATACGCAGTGGAGAAATTATACCTAGAATACTATCCCGAGCTAACTAATGTCTAGCAAAGGCATATATAATCAAACTTACTTTGAGAATAACCCTGAAGAAAGGGATAGAGAAGGTGTGTTATATGGAATAGTTCTAGTAAATACTAAAACATTTGAGAGAGAATGTATAAAGGTAGGAATAGCCAGTGGAAAAGATTGGCGGCATATTATAAAGCGTAGCAGGGGTTTCAGAGGATATGATATTCGTATTCAAAAGGTCTGGAGCAGCACACTTTATAATGTGTGGGCACATGAACTGTACCTACATGAGATGTATAAGCAAGATAAATATGTTCCAATGTTTAAGTTTGGAGGTCATACTGAGTGTTTCAAAATTGATTCCCTTATTCTACAGGACTTTCCAAAAAATAAATCTTGACATGGAAACTGAATTTTGTTATAATATATATACAATTTAAAGAGAGAATACATGAAGCAAATAATCCCGCCAACAAACTGTCCATCTTGTATGACAGTCCTTGAGTGGGTAAAAGATCAGCTATACTGCCACAACACTAGCTGTAGTGGTAAAACTAGCAAGAAGATTGAACACTTTGCTTCTACTCTTAAAATTAGAGGTCTCGGACCTCGCACAGTAGAAAAATTACAAATCAAAGATTTGTATGATTTATACGAGCTTCCATTAGAAATAATGATTGAGGCTTTGCAATCCGAAAAATTAGCAGTTAAACTTAGTAGAGAGATTGAAAATAGTAAACAAGTTGACTTAGTTGACTTACTACCTGCTTTCTCTATCAAGTTGATTGGTCGTACTGCTTCTAACAAGATTTGTTCGGTTGTCAAGAATATTCGAGACATTACCGAAGAGACTTGTAAAGAGGCAGGACTAGGACCAGCTGCTACCAATAATTTATTAGATTGGTTAATCGAAGAATTTACCGATGGATATGACAGACTACCTTTTAGATGGCAACAACTAACTAAAATTGAAGAAAAAAGTGCTGATAAGGGCGTCGTTTGTATCACAGGTAAACTAAAAAGCTTCAAGACAAAAGCACTAGCAACACAGTATTTAGAAACACAGGGCTATCTTGTTAAAAGCAGTTTAACTAAAGATGTTTCAATCTTAGTAAATGAAAGTGGTATAGAATCCGCTAAAACACAAGCAGCCCGAGATAAGGGCGTATTAATAATAACAAACTTAAAAGAAATATAGGAAACTAAAATGGCATTACCAAAATGGACAGACGAAAGAACACAACAACTTGTGGACTTCGTAGGAAGTGAGTCACCTATCTCACAAGCTATGGTTGCAGAAGCAGCCGCAGAATTAGAAACTTCTACAAGAAGTGTCTCTTCTAAGCTAAGAAAAATGGGTCATGATGTAGAACTTGCATCTTCAGTATCAAACAGAACATTCTCTGAAGACCAAGAAGCTACTTTATCACAATTCGTATCTGACAACAGTGGTCAGTACACATACGCAGACATCGCATCTTCATTCGAAGATGGAGCATTTTCTGCTAAATCAATACAGGGCAAAATTCTATCAATGGAATTAACTGGCCATGTAAAACCAGCTGAGAAGCCTGAATCTGTAAGAACTTACTCTCCCGAAGAGGAAGCTACATTTACTTCTATGGTAAATGGTGGGTCTTTTGTTGAAGAAATCGCAGAAGCTCTAGGCAAATCTGTTAACTCTATCAGAGGAAAAGCACTTAGCTTACTTAGAAGTGGCGATATTAACGCTATACCTAAGCAAAAAGAAACTAAAGGTTCATCAAAAGCTGACCCTTTAGCAGAAGTTAATGATATCGACAACATGACTGTTGAAGCTATCGCTGACGAAATTGGCAAAACTGTAAGAGGAGTTAAAACTATGTTGACAAGGCGTGGTTTAACATGTTCCGATTACGATGGAGCCGCTAGAAAAGAAAAAGCATCTAGCTAAATCTTTTTAAGTCTGAGCAGGGGAATTATCTCCTGCTCTTTTATATCTGGGAGGGTAGCAATTGAATTTAACTTCAGCTCTGTTGAAGCAAATAATAACGCAGGAAGATTTTGATTCTTGGGGCAACCTTAGAATTAATTATCTTAGTGCGGAGTATCAGTCCTTACATAAGGTCATAGATACGCACATAAAAAATTTCAGTCAGCTGCCTTCTTTTGATGACCTCAAACTATCCATTCGTGATAGAAAGCTACAAGAAAAAGTATTCGCAATCGAAGCCGTCGAAGTGGATATTGACGCCTGGGTTTTATTAGAGTACTTAAAGAATGAGTACACACAAGTAGAAATACTAGATGAACTAGATAAGTTCATTGATAAGACAGTAGCTATATCTTCAGCAGAAGAAAATGTTGAGGCAATACAACAGATTGTTTTAGATGTAGGAGAAAGAGTTGACCTCAAAGCTCCTGAAGAAAACATGCAAACAATCTCCTTATTTGATTCAGAAAAAGACCTCAAGAAATTCTTGCCTCTTGGTCTTAATGATGACTATGACCAGACACTCAAGTTTTCTCCTAGAGACTTGATACTAGTTGGTGGTCGTAGAGGTGCAGGTAAGTCTATCACTTGTTGTAACATTGCAAACAATGTTTATGAACAAGGAAAGAGTTCTCTATACTTCACAATAGAAATGGACAGTCGTTCCATTCTACAAAGAATGTGTGCCTTAGGTGCGCGTATTCCTATCTCTAGATTAGCTACACGAAACTTGACAACAGCTGAGTGGGATAGAGTAGTAAACTGGTGGGCAGGAAGATTTGAAGGCGGAAATGAGTTAGTACCAGAGTTTGCAGAATCAAGAGACTTTGACGCTTTTCACACAAAACTACAGGCAAGACCTCTACACAAAGATAGACAGCTTGATGTAGTGTACGACCCAGTACTTAGTTTATCTAGAATACGACAGGAACTAGAAAGTAAAGTATCACAAACAGATTATGGAGTAATAGTAGTTGATTATCTAAATCAAGTTAAACGCTCCAATGTTCCCTCAAAGAGTGGACAATATGACTGGACAGAGCAAATAGAAGTAAGTAAGACTCTGAAAAGTATTGCACAGGAGTATGAGATTCCTGTGTTTGCTCCTTACCAAACCGATAATACAGGAGAAGCAAGGTTTGCAAAAGGTATTCTCGATGCAGCAGATGCAGCCTTTACATTAGAGACATGGTCACCAGAAGATGAAGCCATTACCTTTAACTGTACTAAAATGAGAAGTGCAAAGATGGAAGGATTTACAAGTGTCATGGATTGGGAAACATTAAAGATAGGCCCCCAGTCCACCATGAATCCTAAAGAAAGAGAGGACATAAAAGACAGCCTATCTACAGGAGAAGATATACATGACGCAATATAACGAGCTAATTAAAAGAAAAGCTAAAGAGTTAGAAGCTGAGGAATGGGGTAATCAAGTAAAGTACATACACGCTAGTAATGGAATTATGGAGATTGCATATAATAATGGATTAAAAAGATTTGAAGAATGCAAACCTGATGGAAAGAAATGGACAGAAGGGCATAGAGAATCAAAAGATTCTTTGTTTCAATCCTTCGGCAAATGGATAGCAGACCAGCGTGGCAAGTGATAGAATAGGACAAAAGTCCGCAGAATTAGTAGGAGTACCACCTTTTGAAATAAGGCAGGTAACTACAAACTTTATGTTAAGTCAACCTCAGGTTGCAGATAATATAATGCAAGTACCATTGAATGAAAAACTCATGGAGAGTATAAAAGAAAATGGTATTTTAAATCCACACCTTTCTATGAAAATGTGGTACCCACTAGCTGGTAGTCAAAGAATACGAGCAGTGGCAGAAATAAAGAAGTCTAATCCAGACTTTGACTTGGACATAACCGTTCATAGATTTTTAGAGGATTGGCATAATTGTTTTTATCTTTGGCCTGACGAAGAGTTTAGAAGTAAAGCTATTGCTATTTGGTTTCAAACCCAAGAAGTAGTATTTAAATCACTTTATTATAGTCATGACAAAGATGAAGATGGAACTAAAATGACCGATTATGAAGATATCGGTGAAAAACTAAAATGGAAAAGAGATGGAAAAATTAGAGGAGATTCTAATGAATATTAGTTTAATAGCTCTTCCTTTCTTTGTATTATTTCTCATAGGAGGAGTAATACTAGGATAATGAGAGTAGACGAGCTTCTACAAGAACAACGCATTGAGTTTAAAGTCTCGGGTAGAGACTATTTGGTCAAGTGTTTGAACCCCGACCACGAGGATAGTAATCCTAGTATGCGTATTGATAATATCACTGGTATATTTAATTGCTTCTCTTGTGGTTTTAGGGGTAATGTCTTTAAACATTTTGGTGCTGCAGCAAACTATCTAGAGATTAAGAGACAAAAGTTGAAACAGTCTATAGATGAGACACGCTCAGCAAGTATAGGGTTTGAGTTTCCTAAAGGATTTGCTCCATATGTGGGCAATTGGAGAGGAATCAGACCAGAAACATATAAGCACTTTGAAGCTTTTATGCATCACGAATCACAGTTTAATGGAAGAATAGTCTTCCCTGTACGTGATATAACAGGAAAGGTGGTAGCTTTCAACGGTCGACATATGACCATGACTGAGATACCCAAATATCTCATCTACCCTCCACAAGCAAAGCTACCACTGTATCCTTCTACTGTTTACCCTATTAAAGGTAGGGTGATTTTAGTAGAAGGTATATTCGATATGATTAATTTATATGATAAAGGTTTATCAAATGCTATCTGTTGTTTTGGAACACGAAACATAGATGCTGATAAACTTGCTATTCTTAAGATGCAGAATGTAGAAGGAGTAGATATCATGTTTGATGGAGATGATGCAGGACAGACAGCTGCAGAAGAAATAAAAGGGTTAGCAGAAAGAGTAGGACTAACCTCTAGGAATATAAACCTAGGACAAAACATAGACCCAGGAGGTCTACCAGAAATAAAAGTAGCAGATATAAGGAAAAGATTATATGTCTTATAAAGATTTAAGAAATGAGAAACTAAGGCAGGTACAACTTGCTTCAGCCTCTAAGAATGGAAAAGCAAAAAAATGGCAAGCAAAAGAAGATATAGAACTAAGACTAGCACATGAACTTGGGCTTACTGTAGCTCAAACAGTAGAATGTATGAATGAGGACGATGAACTAAACTACAGACATTATACTAGAAGGAGTATAGAATGTCGTAGGATAAGGTTGAGATTAGGAAAATCTAAAACGTGGTTAATGGATGATGGCTCTATTGAGTCTTGCAAAAAATTATTAAAGAAAGTTGAACAAACTTTAGTAGAGTATAGTAATGCTACGACAGTGACAGTCAGATGTAATAAGTGTAATCATGAATGGGTAAAAATGGCAAGTACTTGCTTGAACCCGTGTCCTAAATGTTCAAACAAATTTGTAGGTAAAATGCCAATAGGTCTTGAACCTGCATTAGTATATTTATTAATTTTTCCAGAGTGGGATAAATGTAAGATAGGATATTGTGAGATTGGAGTAAGTTCATCTCCTGAAGAAGCTATACATAGAACTTCGAAAGGAAGAAATTATCCATCTCCTTATATAATAGGAGCATATAATTTAAGTACAAAAACTGAAGCAGGTATACTTGAACAAGCTTTATTAAAGGATACATTTGATAGTAGAGCTTTTATAGAAACTCAAGAGTTTGATGGGCATACAGAGTTTAGGAATATAAAAGTTTTGAAGCAACTTTTACCTCAGTATAAAACAGTACTTGACACAGCGTTCAGAATTTGATATAATATATATAATTAAAAAAGGAAAACAAATGACAAATATAGCATTAATAGAGTCTAAAACTAGCAGAACTAACTGGGAAGATAGATTTGATAATAATTTTGAAATAGAGAGATTTGCTCTATGTTCTGACCATACTAAGAAAAAGATTCTTAAGGCAGATGTAGATATAGAAATCGATATAGATGCTTACGACTGGATTATAGTTGTAGGCTCAGAGGCACTTAAGTTTTTTACAAGTGTTAACTCTATAACAGAATATAGTGGTAAGTGTGTAGACGATAAGTTTCTACCAGTTATCAATCCTGCTATGTTGTCATTTAAACCAGAAGCAAAACCTTTATGGGATAAAAGTAAAAGTAATATTATAGATTACATCAATGGAGACTTAAAACAAATGTCTCTTGATGATGATAAATGTTATGGTATTCAAGATACAGAGCAGTTTCATAAGTTCTTACAAGCAGCACTAGACCACCCAAATAAATATGTTGGTCTTGATTCTGAAACAACAGGACTATATCCAAGAGATGGGCATATGCTTGGCATGAGTATTTCTTATGAGAAAGACCATGGAGCATACATAGATACTGATTGTGTAGATGAAAAAGCAGAGCAAATGCTACAAGAATTATTTGATAAAAAGATAATTATATTTCATAATGCTAAGTTTGACTTAGCGTTCTTTGAGTATCATTTTAATTTTACTTTCCCTAGATTCGAAGATACAATGCTACTTCACTATTGCTTAGATGAAGTACCTGGCGGACATGGACTAAAACAATTAGCTATGGAACATACATTGTATGGAGACTATGAGAAGCCTATGTATGACTGGATAGACCAGTACAAAAAACAACATAGAATACTTAAGGCTGACTTTCAGTGGGGTTCAATACCTTTCGATGTTATGAAAATATATGCTGCTATGGACGCAGTAGTAACCCTATTAGTATTTGAAAAGTTATACCCAGCAGTAAGAAAGAATGCAAAGCTATTTAGTGTATATGAAAATATACTTATACCTGGCTGTAGAATGTTAACAGACATACAAGATAATGGTGTACCTTTCGATAAACTAAGATTACTTAAAGGTAGAGACTTAATGCAGAATGATATAGATGAAGCAGTTGCAAAACTATATGAGTTTCCAGCAGTTAAATCTTTTGAGACAGCTAAAGATAAAGAATTTAATCCAAACAGTACAGTGCAGCTTAGGTCACTACTGTTTGATTTTGTCGGGCTCAAGCCTACAGGCAAAAAGACTGGCACAGGAGCAGACTCCACAGATGCTGAAGTGTTGAAAGAGTTATCAGAACAACATGAGATACCTAGGCATATTCTTTCTATTAGACAGAAGTCTAAAATTAAGAATACTTATTTAGATAAAATCTATCCACAGTTAGATAAAGATAGTAGATTGCGCACAGGCTTTAATTTGCATGGCACAACCTCAGGTCGTTTATCTTCTAGTGGTAAAATGAATATGCAACAAATACCTAGAGACAATCCTATTGTGAAAGGCTGTATCAAAGCTTCTCCAGGACATAAGATTGTTGCAATGGACTTAACAACTGCAGAAGTATATGTAGCTGCTGTATTGGCTGATGATAAGAACCTTATGAAAGTATTCCAAGATGGTGGTAACTTTCATAGTAACATTGCTAAGTTAGTATTTAACTTACCTTGTGAGGCAGATGAAGTTGCAGAGCTTTATCCTACAGACAGACAGGCTGCAAAAGCTGTTACCTTTGGCATAATGTATGGTGCTGGAGCTAACAAGATATCTCAGCAAGTTAGTACAGATTCAGGCACTTTTTTCAGCAAGACACAGGCTCAAGAAGTTATTGATGATTACTTCAAACAGTTTTTCAAACTTAAGAAGTGGATAGATTTATCTAGTAAGTTTATTATGGATAATGGATTTATATATGGTGCTACTGGTAGAAAGAGAAGATTGCCGAATGTTAAATCTGACAATCAAGGAATACAAAGTCATGAAGTTAGATCAGGTATGAACTTCTTAGTTCAATCTGTAGCTTCTGATATTAATTTACTTGGTGCAATAGATATGAATGCTTTTGTTAAGAGTACTGGTATGAAGGCAAGAATCTTTGCTTTAGTACATGACTCAATTTTAGCAGAAGTACCAGAGTCAGAAGTAGAAGCATACTCAGAAAAACTACAAGAGTTTATACAACAAGATAGAGGATTTAGTATCCCAGGAACTCCTGTAGGTTGTGACTTTGATATTGGTGATGACTACTCCTTTGGGAAGTTTGAAGCCAAATATGATATATGATAAAATAAAATTCCCTGTATTTGTATTACATACAGATGAAATAATGTCTGTAGATGGTATACTTTGGATAGAAAACCAAGTATTAGACGATATGAATATGAAAGGAGAGACTCTCGGTATGAGAAGGTTACAAACTCCTATGACAAGTATATATCCTTTGAAGTCTATGATTAAAAATATAAGAAACTATCTTGACCATCAAGGTAAGTACTATATAGATAGTAGAGGTAGATGGTTTAGAAAAATAAAAACAACAAAAGCAGAATTAAAGTATCACAAAATATTAAGAGTAGATAAAAAGAATATAGCAAGTGTAATGTGGATAAAGGATTGTCCATATCCTTTTACATTAGATAGACCTATTAATGAAGGAGAAACTTGGGCAGGTCTTTTATATAGAGATGGAGTACCTTGGTTACTATATGATACAGCTAATAAGAAGAAGAAGAACTCATGGAGAAAAATATGAGAAATGCATATGATTATTACCCAACACCAGAATGGTGTTATGAAAAATTACCTATAGATTGGAGTCAATTTGATACAGCTTTAGAACCTTGTAAAGGAGATGGAAGAATAGTATCTTTTCTAGAAGGTCAAGGTTTGCAAGTAGATTGGTGTGAAATACAAAAAGATATAAACTTCTTTAACCATTTTGAAGAAGCTGATTTAATACTTACTAACCCTCCTTTCTCATTAGCACAAGAATTTATCGAACATGCAATGTCCCTAGCACCTACAGTAATAATGTTATTAAGAATAAACTTTTTAGGAAGCCAGAAAAGATATGACTTTTGGCAACAGTTTCCACCTGATGGACTATTTATTCTTAGTAAACGACCTTCATTTACAGGTAAAGGAACTGATTCAGTAGACTATGCATGGTTTGTCTGGTCTGATAAAAAAGAATTACAAGGAATCCACTGGATAAAATGAAAGCAGTTATAAGTGATAGGATTTACCTAGAAGTATTACCCGCGCAACAGAAAAAGATTGATGACGAGCTTACGTATGCCATACCTTCGTTTAAGTTCGGTGACCCACCACTCATTATAAAAAATATGGCATTAATAAGACAGGGACTAGTAGCAATACCGGTGGGCAGAATTGACCTAATCCCTGCAGACCACGAAGTAGTAGATAAGAGAGTACTAAAACCAGTAGACTTCCCCAAGTTTAATTTGACATTAAGACCAAGCCAGCAGTCAGTATATGACGAGATAGGTGACGGCGGCATTATTAACGCTTGGGTAAGTTGGGGTAAGACATTTACAGGTCTTGCAATAGCAGAGAAACTAGGACAGAAAACCTTAGTGATAACTCATACTTTAGCTCTAAGAAAACAGTGGGAAGATGAAGTAAAAAAAGTTTTTAATATCACGCCTGGAATCATAGGTAGTGGTAAATTTGAATTAGACAGTCCAGTTGTTATAGGGAATATACAAAGTTTGTATAGAAAGATTCCAGAGATACGACAAGAGTTTGGCACTCTTATACTAGATGAAATGCATCACTGTAGCGCACCTACCTTTTCTAGAATTATAGATAAGAATTGCGCTAGATATAAGATAGGTTTGACTGGGACATTACAAAGAAAAGATGGTAGACATGTAGTCTTTCGTGATTACTTTGGAGATAATGTTTTAAAACCACCAAAGGAAAATTTTATGATGCCTAAAGTTCATATCCTACCAATGGATATACGCTTTATGGATGGAAATGGTATTCCTTGGGCAAACAGAATAAATGAGTTAGCATACAACCCAGAGTACCAACATTCTGTGGCTATGGCTGCGTCATCGTACGCCGCCAAAGGTCATAAGGTGTTAGTGGTATCTGATAGAGTAGACTTCCTCAGAAACTGCGCGGAGCTCACTGGTAGCAACGCAGTTTGTGTGACGGGCAAAGTCCATCACGAAGATAGAGCAGACATAATAGCACAGATTTTTGAAGACAAAGACGTCCTGTATGGGACACAGTCTATATTCTCAGAAGGTATATCCTTAAACATTCTAAGCTGTTTGATACTCGCAACACCAGTAAATAACGAGCCGTTACTTACACAGCTCATTGGAAGAATAATTAGAGATTACAAAGGAAAACAACAACCTGTAGTA